ACAGATCTTATCAAGGAACGAAACAATGCCTTCAGTAGTTTTCTCTCTTCCTTCGTATACCTTTTCAACCACAGGACCCATATGAAGATACACAGAGTCAGTATCAGAAGCAATAACATAATCAACATCCTCAGTTTTAAGAATTTTATTCATATGCTTATTCAGTTTTGCTTCGATCCAACGAATCGCAACTTGACCAGAAGTCGTAATTGCCTCAGCGTTTTCAAGTTTATAATACCTGAAGTATTGATTACCTACAGCACCATAAGCAGAGTTGAGTTGAATTTTTTTTGCCAATTGAAAGATTTTTGCCTTGGCAATAGTATTTTTTAATGCAGGATCTTTAGTTTTTTCATATTCTTGTTCAGTAGCAATTTGTAATTTTTTCCAGTTTACACGTTCATCATATTTTGATTGCATGAGCTGGGGAAGAAATCCATAGATGTCTTTCCGATACATCGCACCATTTGGACATACCGCATAATCATCCTCAAGATCAAATTTAAAAGTTTCATTTAAAACTTTATTGACTGAGATTGAATGATGCTTTCTCTCCACAAGAGTTTCAGGACTTATATTGAATTCCATAATCAGGTGTGGATATAGGGAGTTCAAGTCAAAGTTCACAACCCAATTATAGATTCCTGGAATTGGTTCTTTTACATATGCACCTTCATACTTATCATCTTTAGATGTATCCTCTTTAGGAGGAATCACAATATTTTTTTTCTTTAGATAATTATAGATGATAGCATCCCAAGTTCTTACCTGATAAAACACATCATTGAAATTAACTTTAGCATCGAATGCCATCGTAATGGCAAGTTCGATAAGTTTCATCTTATCCTCAAGACGATCTACAAGTTGCACGTCCTTGATATTATATTCAATGTATTTTTGCCAATCTTTCGTATAAAAGTCCTTGAATGTTTCATACTCAGTGTGATCTAATTTTTTCTCACCAAGTTCAACGAATGCAATATGATCCAAAGAGTATCTTTCTTGATTAGTATAAGTAAACTTCTTATACAATTCAAGATAATCTAGAATAGTAATTCCACCAATATCGCATATAGTATGGTTTTGTCCTTTAATATATGTCTCCTCTTGCGTCACAAGTTTCCAAGGAGAAATCCTTTTCATCTCTCTAGTGCCCAGAACTTTCTCAAGTCTACCAATTACATATGGAATATCATATAGAGAACAGTTCCACCCTGTAATCACTTCTGGGGGGTTTTCTTCTAACCATAATAAAAGTTTATTCAACAGTTCTTTCTCACTCCAACATTCAAAATATTGAATATTGGGATCTGTGTTTTGAAACTGTCCTATTCCCCAAGTAAAAATTTTCTTTGTATTATAGTCCTGAATAGTGACCGCTAGAATCTCTTCTATACATTCTTGTACAGTAGGAAATCCATTTTCGGAAGCAACCTCAATGTCAATGATTGCAAGTTTAATCTTACTTAAATCAAACTTGATTTCATCCTCTGGATATTGATCCGAAATGTATTGATAAATGAATCGATTGTTACCATATATGTTAAAATTTTCTACGTCTTTATATTTTTTATAAAACTCTCTACAGTCTTTTACCAAACCGGGTTGAATTGGTTCAACATAATTACCCTCAAGAGTTTTATATTTTGTTTTATTATTTGATGGTAGGAACAAAGTTGGGGAATACTTTTCCCTAGTAGTAAAGTGCCTACCATTGTCATATCCACGAACTAGAAAGTCGTCTCCGACCATCTGAACATTAGTATAAAATCGCAAATTAATTACTCCGTTGCTTGGATATACGCTTCCAGAAGTTCTGGTTTTGGTTCTACTATTGTAACAATATATTCAGAGAAGATCAAAATTTCGTCATCATTCGTAAACTCCTTCCAGGGATAAATTTCGTATTTGCATTGTGGCAAACTGTTCCCAATTCTTACAGTAGGTGCATCTTCAAATGAAATATCTTCTGAACGATTCTTAAAATCAAACGTAGTATCAATTTGATATGGTTTAATTAATTTACAATTAGGTATATTTAATTCGTAATCAACTCTTAATTCCTGAACCTCAGTTATCAACCAATAATGGTTCCTCAGCAAGATACACTTTATTACTTTCTCCGGATTCTCCTCCAGTTCTTCCATCATGTCTATCATTTCCTCTTCCATCTCTTTTCTCCAAATAAGAATTTATAATATCAGAATGTGCATTGTAATGAGTTACCACCCAATCTGTAGGAATAAAAAATTCCTTATCAATAGACAGTGGTGCCCAAGGATAATATAGAACAGAAATCGGGGGTTTTTTTTCTTGGTTCTGTTCTAACAAAACGCTTGGTTCAGTTATTTTAATGACATAAGGTTTTGTAAGTTTGTACGCAATAACTTTTTCATTTCCGTTTTCATCTGGGAGCATTACTTCATGAACATCTGCAATAATGTCTTCCCCAGACTTGAGCATAGTAATCTTAATAGACATAATTTTCTAATGATAAACTTTGGTCTTCTATTTTTGTAATGTAATTTGACAATTTTTCAAGATACCCATTATTTCGCAATTCTTTAAATACTAAGTTTTCTATTGAAAACTCTCCACCTTTGCGAATTGCGGATGAACGCATCTCTCTAATTTTTTCCTTCAGTTTTTTGAATTCATCTAGGTCATCAGATCGATTACTAATTAGGAAATCTATCTTATCCATCATAGCACGAGTTTTTCCCTTTAGCAAGGTCTTGTCAATTTCATTTGACATTTTCTTAGGAACAACCAACCATCTATCATATTTTACAGAATAAACACCCTGATCAGCAGGTCTCTTCAAACCTTCTTCTTCAGCATACAATTCAACATCATGATTATAAATTTTGATGTCGTGAGTTAATGCCCACAGTTGTTTCTTATCTTTTAAAAATTCATCTATAAGATCTGGACAATCCGGTAATTTTGTTTTGTCAACTACTAGATGAAGATCTATATCAGAAAATTCTGTGTAATTATAATTAGCATTACCACCTACAAAAATTATATCCTTGATTGATGCTTCTGGAATGTTTGCAAATTTTGCCCACTCTCTTGCAATTCGAATTAATCTCATTTTAACTTTTGAGTCTAATTTATTATTAGACCAAAATTTAGGATTGAGCGTATCGTGATATTTATAGGTGAGTTTTTGATCAACAAACTCCTGTAAGTGCATTTTTAGTTTTACCTAGGAAAAAAGGGGAAGGTTGATGATTCTGACCACCTCTTCCCCAGCGGCAACGATATTCAATTATATTTAGATATAATCTTTTCGGCTGTGATGTTCTGGGACAATCTTTCCTAATCGAATGATAAGTAGTCCATCTTCAAAGGTGACTTCTCGGACTTCGGTGTCGTCGGATAGTGTCCACGCCCGTTTAAAACTTCTTTGAGCCAGACCCTTGTGGACAAACGTCCTATCCGATTCTGTATTTGATTTTTGCCCCTCGACAAAAAGTTTTCCATACTCTGTGAAGACATTTACCTCCTCCTTTTTAAATCCTGCAAGGGCAATCTCTAAATGAGATTCTACATTATTTACCTGGATTAGATTGTATGGTGGATAATTATTTGTAGTTTCGTGAAGATTAAACAGACGATCAAAATATTCGTCCATTCCAATACTGTTGCGTGTAATCCTATCCATTAAGGCAGGGAGATCCGACGCAGTGTAACGTGCAAGGTTAGTCATTATGGTAGCTCCTTAAAAGCGAGTTTATGTTTTGTGGACCCCGAAGGCATCCAAACATATTTATAGCACAGATAATAAAAAAACGAGGTAGTGAACCCCGTATTTTTTCTATTCTTCAACAGCAACTTTCTTTTTACCAATATTATACTTAGGTTCGAGAATCCAATCACCCTTATCCTTAAAAGCAAGAACTTTTATTTGATTAAGAGGTGCGACATTTTGAATTTGTGTAGGATCAACAGGAGTGATCAATCCCCAATCCGCAATGAGTTGAGTAATTGTATTTCTTCTTTGAACATCATTCACAGTTAAATTTGCATGTTTGCCATCCAGAGCAAACAATTCTTTAAAGTGAACAATATAATACTTGCCTTGTTTATGTAAAATGTGACAAGATTGATAAAGTTTCCTTTCCTTACGAGAAGCTACCCCAATGCGAGTAAGAGTTTCTCTAACTTTTAAAAAGTCATCAGGTTCACTCAAAATAATTTGAACCATTTGATCTTGAGACCAATCTACTAGGGACTCAATCACCACACTCATCTTATACCTCCAGTATCCAATTTGAATTTAATGTTTTCTAGTTGTTCTGTATTTAGAATACTCAAAGCTTGCTTTGCTTTTTCATTACTATAACCATAGTACGATTTAACTAGTTCAAGGTCTTTGATTTTTTCTTTATGCATCCAAGGAGAAAATCTTTTCTTGGATCTGATAGTATTTAGATAAAAATCATATTGTAACTTTTTGTCTAAATGTGAACTCATATTCATCTCATTTGAGTACATAATAGTATCAACAAATCCAGATAAACATCTATTAATAATATAAGCCGGATAACTCCTAATGATATCTGGATCTTCCTCTAGCAGATTCTTTTTAGTAAAATTGATCGAGTTTAACCAATCCTTCAGTTCCATAATTAAAAAGCAAAAGTTCCTTTCTTTGTTTTTGATCTCTCATATAATCACCGACCGAGCGCATCGTATAAGTGAGATCAAATTCAGAGGCATTCCAGTTCTTAAACCGATTTTTTACAAGTTGATCGGAGTTATAACTTACCAACTGGTCCATATCGTTAGAGTCACAATCAGCAGCAAACTTATCGTGATCAAATCCTTTATGCATTGATCCCTTATTTCCATAGAGATTATCCTTAATATCATAAGGAGGATCAAGATACATAAAAGCACCTTTGTTTCCATCCATCAAATAGTCATACGAGTAATTAGTTATACGCCACTTTTCAATGAGTTTAGAATACTCGGGCAATTTCTCAATACCTCTTAAAGAGAAGTTATTCTCTGATGCTTGAGGAGAGAATGATGAACTTTCGGTAAGACCACTGAAAGAGCACTTATTAACAATGTAAAAAGCAGAGGCACGATCAAGATTTGAGAGAGACAAATCATTGATCTTATCTTTTGATGATAGAAATAGTTCTCTTGCGAGTTCTGGATTGCAGTATGCGAGTTTATATCTACTCAGATCATCTTTTAGGTCATTTCCAAACATCTGGAGTTGCTGCCAAAAGTTTACCAAGGGTTCATAAAGATCATTGACCCAGATATCAAGAAAAGAATATTTCTTCGTAATATGAATTGCAACACTTCCACCACCAAGAAATGATTCTCTGAACTCATCATAGTTACGAAGATCTGGAAAATAAGAATCCATCTTGGTGACTGCTCTACTCTTACCCCCAGGATAGCGCAACGGTGTCTTAAGAGACTTCATTACAGAATCACCTCAATCATACTCAAAAGTTGACTAGCATCAATTTTTTTCTCAATTGGAATAATATTGGATGCCAACACTTTGTAATCATCCTTTTCAAGTTTGAAAGTAGCACCAGCACCATCACATTCTGTTCGAGAGTATACAGTATCCCAATCAGTGTAACCAATAGTCATATTTTTTGTATCAACAAGAAACATATACTCAAAGGTTTTTCCAATATCTTCTTTTTTAAGTTCTTTATTTTTCCTTTTACCTGGTCGCTTGTTAATCAAAACAACACGCTTACAACTTCCATTCTTATTAAAAAGACCAAGAGACCCTTTCATTTCATAAAATGTTCCGAAAGCATCTACAAAATCTTTACCATCTTGATAATCGCCAACATAATTTAGTTGCCCATCACTCCATTTAGCAAAAGACTTTTCTTGCAAATATGTGCGAAAAGTTTTGAAAGCATTAGACTTCATTTGAGAAGTATTGGTTGCTTTTACGCAACCAAAAAATTCTGCCAGATTAATGCAGGAAAAATCAATTTTCATTTGAAACTACACTCGCACATAATTTCAGTCAAACAAGCAAGAAGATTAATCTCTGGGTCAGCACAAAATGCTGATTGGTACTGATATTTAGCAACAATAAGAACGGCAGCAGGGATAGATGTGGGTAAAAGATAATCAAAACAGGAGTCATAAATCCCGCGAAGTAGACTAGAAGTATCGTTATCCAAGTTGGAGACCACCCACTTTCGGACTTCAGTAAATTTCTTTTCTT